ATATAGAGACATCATCGGGAATTACATTATCGCATAATGAATCATAAAACTGATTATGAGTGTTATCTCCCAAATCAGAAATAAAGAAGTCAATAGCGTGATTAGTAGCAATTTCGCATGTATTCATTATTTAATCTCCATTGTATAGATTTCATTGGTAATTTCAGATAACTGATAACGCAAGTCATCTAAATACGAATTTATAGTAAGATACCCGCTAGGTGTCATGCCTCTATTAACATCTTCTAAATTGATGTCAATAGCGTGTAGCTGTTCTGTAATATAGTCTAGTTCTATTTGCATGATGTCATCTCCTTATAGTTGATTTTTAATTTTAATTAAAGCGTTAATGATGTCAAGATTATTTTGTTTAAAAATATAATCTGATTCATCTATGGTCTTATGAAACTCTTTTAACTCTGATATATCATGTTGCAATATATCGTATAGTGTCTTTTCCTCAAAATCATTGAGTGTTATTTGTGCCATTATTGATTATCCTTTGGTAGAACCATGCCTATTTTGGCATTTTCTTCCCTTGCATAGTCCATAGCGAATTTAAACAGGTCGTTAGCTGATTTTTCGCTAGGTGCATAATAATATATGCAATTCGCAATAGACGATAAAAGACCCGCTAAAATTTCATGGTCTGGATTTTCGTTAATAAGTGATATATTGTCTAGGGCGTTTAAACCCTCGTTATAACCAATGCTAAAATTTTCATTAATCATTTTGTAGCCTCCTAGTAAGATAAGATTAAAAGTAAAAACATATAGAAATTTGTAAAGCCTAGTAATAAGATTAAAAAGTTTTTAAGTAAGTTATTCATTGCATTATCTCCTTATTGATAGATTTAAAGCTATGTAAAAGGGTTAATTCTAAAAGTTCGTTGTATTTATCATTTAATAGTTCTTTATAGTCTCTATAAGCTAAACTATTACAGATTGTAAGCATATATTCTATGTTGTCAATCTCTTTGTGTAATGATTCTATTGTAGTCATAATTAAGCCTCTATATGTTGATGGTTAAAAACTTCTTTGGATAAGTCTATAAGCGTTTGAGCCTGATTAATTGTCAGTCCATTATGTTCGGCATATTTATCTATTGTCAAGTAGTTATTGACCCAGTTTAGATAAACATTAATTAAATGTTGTCTATAATTTGTAAGCATGGTTATATCTCCTTTTTAATATAATTGTCAATCTGTTTAATAATGCTATCGTATTGCTTTAATGATATAGATTGAGGTAGACATAAAGTCAAGCCCTTGTCAATCTGTTGTTTAATATATTCTAGTTCTGTTATAGATAGTTTCATAGTGTTATCTCTTTATAGTCTTTGGATTGTTATTTTTATAGAAATCCTCTATAGATTCAAAAAGGCTTACGCTTTCATGGTCAATAACTATTACTTGATTATTGGATAGTGTAAGAATATCTATATATGAGTCCCAGTTATTAATGCTTTCTTCTTCTATTATGTATTCCATTTTGTTATCTCCTATAGTGTATAAGTAATGATATATAAGTTTATAATGTTGTCAAGTATTCTTTAAACATTCTTTTAGCTTGTTGTCTAGAATACCCATAATAAGTTCTAGATACTAGATAATTGTTATAAATGCTAGATACTGTTAAAGAACCATTGTTATGATTTATAGTTAAAGACATGATGTAATTCTCCTGTTATATTGTCAAGTTTGATTAAAGCGTAGTTATAAAAGGGAATTCATATATATTCTTATAAATTCCCCCTATGTATATTAGTTAAGATTCTGTAAGATATATAAGCCTTCTTTAATTTTCCTTTGAGTTTCCTTTGTGGATTCATTCAGGAATGTAGATCTATGCTTGCTGGTAGTCCTTGAATAATTCCAATAAACAGGGTCAAGGATAGTCTTTCCGTCTTCAATCTTCACAATGATTGATTTATAGGATTGGAAGAAGGTTGCCTTGTCATCACGAATAATGAATTGGTTTGCAACGATGTTGCCTCTATTGTTTACGATATTAGATACTTTCATGGTAAGTCTCCTTAAGTTATGGTTATAAGATAATAACCCTTAAACCTACTCTTTGGAATAGGCTTAAAGATTTATCTAGATGTTATATTGATTAATGTCTAGGTTCTTAACTATCTTTGAATCATCTCTTATGGTGCATAAGGTTAATTGAGCTGTGATGATGTCATTGTTAGCTACTAACTTAATGTTATTCTTTTTAATATACTCTAACGCTTCAAGTGCCATATTAAGTGCGGTATTGTTTTCCATGTCTTTATCTCCTGTTAGTTGTCAACATATGTTGATGTATGAATGATGGGGCATGATTTAAAACTTGTCAAGAAAAGAATCAATTAAATTGTAACAAATTGTAACAGGATAGAATCCTAGTTATATATATAAGGAATAAGTAATGAATGAAGAGATTAACCCTGTTGACAATGTTGACACTATTATGGTAAGCGATGAAGTAAACAGCTTACAGGATAGCAAAGCCTTAACTCCTGTTGACGATCTATCTATTGACATGGTAGAGACAGAAGAGGGCGGGAAAGTAGGAAGACCCCCCCACCTTCCAAATGCGGACACCCGAAATAGAGTTTACACATTATCTACAGTAGGCACACGCCATGAAGATATTGCATCCGTACTAGGCATATCACATGATACACTTGTCAAGTACTATAAAGAAGAGCTTGACAAAGGTCGTATTGAGGCTAACGCTTCTGTAGCAGAGACATTGTTTAAACAAGCTAAAGAAGGCAACACTACAGCTATGATCTTTTGGTTGAAGTCTCGTGCACGTTGGAAAGAATCTACACAGCATGAGATCAGTGGTAATCCTGATGGCACTCCGATAGAAGTAAAAATTGTTACAGGAATAGATTAGACCCCCACCCCCTTTTTGTACAGAAAAGGTTTTTATAGGTTTTTTAAAACGGCAGTACCCAAATTTTTTATAGGATATTTTTATGGGCTTACTAGATTATTTAGAGCAATTAAGACAGTCAGCACCCGCAGGCATGGGTCAACTTACAGAAGCTGAAGCTGCAAGATTAAAGCAGATTATGATGCAACAACAAATGGATGAGTTCTCTAGACAAAATGCTTTTATGTCTAATCCACAAGCAGTACCGTACTACCAACAAACAAATCCACTAGGCAATACGATGACTAACGTAGCACCACAAGGCGGTGGTATGTCTGTTAGACCACCTGCTATGGATTTGAATTCACTCATTAGAATGTTATCTAGATAAGGGGAAAGTTATGCCAATGGTCGGAAAAAAGAAATTTGCTTACACAGAAAAAGGTAAGAAAGAAGCTAAAGAATACGCAAAGAAAACAGGTAAAAAAGTAGCAGCTAAACCTGCAAAAAAGGGCATGAAGAGTGGCTACTAAAGGTCTTTACGCTAACATCCATGCTAAACGTAAACGTATCGCTGAAGGATCTAGCGAGAAGATGCGTAAGGTAGGATCTAAAGGTGCACCTACAGCTAAAGCTTTTAAACAATCAGCAAAGACTGCGAAAAAGAAATGATTAAGAAGGGCAAGGAAACGTTTTCAGGTTATAACAAACCTAAAGCAACCCCTAGCCACCCTACTAAAAGCCATGCTGTATTGGCTAAAGAAGGTGACAAAGAAAAGCTTATACGCTTTGGACAAAAGGGTGTGAGTGGTGATAAGACAAATACAGATAGAGCAAAGTCTTTTAAAGCAAGACACGCTAAAAACATTGCAAAAGGTAAAATGAGTGCCGCCTACTGGGCAAACAAAGTAAAGTGGTAATTTAATAACAAGGAGGCGATGACCCTATATGGAGTCGCAAAAAACTTTAGATACTGGGTATAGACCACGAGTCCCCCAAAAACTGATACACAATGCAGTCAAAGATAATAGGTTTGTGGTAGTAGTCGCACACAGACGTATGGGTAAAACTGTTTCAGCTATTAACCAATTGATCCATAGTGCACTTACATGTACTAAAAAAGATCCTAGATACGCTTATGTAGCACCCACCTATAACCAATCTAAACGTATTGCATGGGATTACCTTGTTAATTACACACGTCCTCTAGGTGCTAAAGTAAACATTGCAGAACTTCGTGTAGACTTCATGGGCAGACGTATCTCACTTTATGGTGCAGATAACCCTGACTCTCTTCGTGGTATCTATTTAGACGGTGCCGTCATAGACGAAGTAGGAAATATAAATCCATCTGTCTTCAGTGACATTATCCGCCCTGCACTTACAGACCGATTAGGTTTCTGTGTTGCAATGGGTACGCCCAAAGGCAACAATCACTTCAGGGGTCTTCGTGATCGTGCTGCTGAAGGTCAAGGATGGAAACTATTAGAATTTAAATCTAGCGACACAAAGTTGCTAAATGAGCAAGAACTTACTGCTGCTCGTGTAGAAATGGGCGAGGATAAGTTTATGCAAGAGTTTGAGTGCTCTTTTAACTCACCTGTAGAAGGTTCTTTCTACTCTAAAATTATAAACGAAATAGAAGAAAAAGCACACATGTGCGAGATTCCTCGTGATGACTTGTGTCGTAGTTACACAGCTTGGGACTTGGGTATGTCTGATTCTACAGCTATTTGGGTAGCTCAACTTACAGGTAAAGAAATAAGACTTATTGACTATATGGAAAATCATGGTCAAGGATTAGATTACTATGTGTCATGGTTAAGAGATAACGACTATGCACATTTTACTCACATACTTCCACATGACGTGGAGGTAAGAGAATTAGGCACTGGTAAATCTCGTAAAGAGACTTTAGAAGATGCAGGATTATCTATTGTTACTGCTCCTCGCCTTAATGTTATGGATGGGATACAGGCAGTCAGACGGATAATTCCTAGATGCTGGTTTGACCCAAAAACAAAACAAGGTTTAGATGCTCTTCGTAACTATCGTAGACACTATGATGAAAAAAGAGCAGTATTCCATGATCGACCACTTCACGATTGGTCATCACATGCTTCAGACGCTTTTAGATACCTAGCAACAGGCTTGGATGAGAGTCCAGCAGAAGAGTGGAATAAACCTATTAACGTAAACACTAAATGGATAGTTTAATGGATATTAACAAATTAAAAAGCATTATCGAGTCTGAAATTGATGATTCTATTGGCTATGTTGAAACAGACACAGTTGCAGAACGTCAAGAAGCACTTGAATACTATCTTCGTGAGCCTTATGGTAACGAAGTAGAAGGCAAATCACAAATTGTCACAGGTGAAGTGGCAGAAGTTGTAGATGGAGCATTACCTCAACTTATTCGTGTATTTACATCTACAGACGGTGTGGTTGAATTTCAACCTGTAAACGATGGTGACGAACCTTTTGCACAACAAGCAACAGAGTATTGTAACTGGGTATTCTATCGTGATAATGATGGCTTCTTAATCCTACATAATTGGTTTAAAGACGCACTATTACAAAAAACAGGTATTGTAAAAGCATATTGGGATGAAAAAATTGACGTTACTAAAGAGTCTTATGAAGACTTAACTGACGATCAGCTCATCATGCTTATGCAGGACGAAGATTTAGAAGTTGTTGAGCAAGAAACAGAAGAAGAAATTGAAGAAATTACTGACCCAATGACAGGTCAAGTGTTCCAAAATATTAAGCGTGAACACTATGTTAAAGTAAAACGCACTAAAAAAGATGGTCGTGTAGTCGTTGAGAACGTACCACCAGAAGAATTCCTCATTTCTAAACGTGCTAAAACTATTCAAGACTCACCATTTGTAGCACATCGAAGAATGATGACTCGTTCAGAGTTAATTGCAATGGGATTCAAGAAAGATGTTGTTGAATCTTTAGAATCTGGCGACACTTTAGAGTTTAGCCCAGACAGAATTGCTCGTTATTCTCGTGGTGAACAGCCAAATAGCATGGGTTCACAAGATGAATCTATGGAAGTGGTAGAAGTTTACGAATGTTACATCAAAGTTGACTACAATAATGACGGCATTGCTGAATTAAGACGTGTTGTATACGCTTCTAACGAAGTTTTAGAAGATATGGAGTGTGATTATGTACCATTCCACTCACTTTGCCCAATTCCTATCCCACATAAGTTCTACGGACAGTCTTTAGCTGATCGTGCACTAGATTTACAACTAATTAAGTCTACTGTTTTAAGACAAATGTTGGATAACCTCTACTTAACAAACAATTACCGTGTTGGTGCAGTAGAAGGTCAAGTAAACCTTGATGATTTACTCACATCTACAGCTGGTGGTGTAGTTAGAATGAAGAATCCTAACGCAATTGTACCATTAACTGTTCAACCTACTACAGCAGGTTCATTCCCAATGCTTGAATATCTAGATGGTATACAAGCTAGACGTACAGGTGTTTCAGATTCACAAAATGGCATTGATCCTAACATCTTACAAAACGTAACAGCTGCTGCTGTGTCAGCAATGTCACAAGCAAGTGCAGGAAAGCTTGAATTAATAGCCCGTATCTTTGCAGAAACAGGTGTTAAATCGCTTTTCAAAGGAATCCTACACTTACTATGCAAATATCAAGATAAAGAGCGTTTGGTGCGTTTAAATGGCAAATTTGTACCATTTAATCCTCGTGAATGGCATGACCAATACAATGTATCTATTAACGTAGGTTTAGGTACAGGTACACGTCAAGAACAATTAACAACAATGCAAATGATCTTGCAAAAACAAGAGCAAATCATTCAGCAATATGGTTTATCTAATCCATTAGTGAACTTAATGCAATATCGCAATACATTAGCCAAGTTTATTAACATGGCTGGTTTCAAAGATGCTGCACAATTCATGAATGAAATTACACCAGAGCAAAATGAAATTCTTTCACAACCTCAACCAGAAAAACCAGATCCTAATACAGAAGCTGCAAAAGTATTAGCTGAAGTTGAACGTGAAAAAGCAGTGATTCGTGCTCAAACAGAAGCTGCTAAACTTGAATTAGAACGTGAGCAAATGCAATTAGACAATGCTCGCAAAGCATTAGAACTTCAACAACAAGAACTAAAACAAAATACTGAATTAGCTCTTAAACAATTGAAGATTGAAACTGATGCTGCTAACCAAGCAGAACAAACTCGTGGTACCAATACAAAATCTATTGTAGACGCTTTAAATACTATCAATAACATGACACAAGGAAATAATAATGTCCAATAAAGTAGACGCTATTACTGGCATACTTAATGACGAACATTTTCAAGCTGTAATTAAAGAACTACAAGAAAATCAATTACAAACCATCATATACTCAAATAAAAATGAGACTGATGTAAGAGAGCAAGCTTATCAAAGAATAGCTTGTTACAACGAACTTATGTCTTACTTGGAATCAATCGCTAAAACTAGCGAAATTAAAAGTAAAGCATGGAAGATATTTTAGACATTTCTAAAATGGGTTACCTCCCCTAGAGGATTATAGGAAATAAAAATGAGTGAAACAACCATGACTCCAGAAAATTCTGGAAGTGGCGAGCTTACAGTAAATCAAGCAGCCAGTGCTTTCGAAGGTTTAATGAACACCCCAGCAAACTCGCAAGAGCAATTAGCAGGTGAACAAGAAGCTGAACAAGCAGAGGCTCAAGAAGCAGAGCCACAAACTGAAGAAGTTGAACAAACTGAAACAGAAGAAGGCGAAGTAGAAGAACAAGAAGAAACAGAAGTTGAAGAAGAGGAACTCCCCCAGACTTTTAAAGTAAAGGCGGCTGGTGAAGAAAAGGATGTCACCCTCGATGAATTAATTAAAGGTTATCAACTTGGTGCTGATTATACGAAAAAAACCACTGAAGTAGCTGAACAACGAAAAGTTGTTGAGGCAGAACGCAAAGCTATTGAAGAGGCAAAGTATGCTCGTGATACATATGCTCAACGTTTGCAAGCTATAGAGCAATTTATAGTGTCGCAAGCTCCTAATGAGGATTTAACATACCTCAAAGAAAACGACCCGATAGGCTATGCTGTTAAAGTTGCTGAACTTTCTGAAAAGAAAGAACAACTCAATGCTATAAGAGCCGAACAATACAGAATTGCAGAAATGCAACAATCTGAAAATGCTCGTGCCATGCAAGAAAGAGTTGCACAGGAAGCACAAAAATTAACACAAGTCTTGCCAGAGTTTTCAGACCCAGCTAAAGGCGAAAACCTCCGTAGTGAGATTCGTAATTATGGCAAATCGCTTGGTTTTACAGATGCAGAATTATCTAGCGTCTATGATTCTAGGCATGTTGTTGCATTACACAAGGCAATGATGTATGACAAACTTCAAAAGTCAAAACCTGCTGTAACGAAGAAAGTTTCTGAAGCACCAAAGATGCTAAAGGCTGGATCGTCTACAGGTAACAACAACACAGAAACAATTAAAAAACAATCTCAACAGTTGCGAACATCTGGAAAAGTAAAAGATGCAGCAGCTTTATTTGAACAATTCTTAAATTAGAAAGAAGAATAAAACATGGCAACATATCAAACCTATACCGCTATAGGTCAACGTGAGGATTTAACTGACGTTATCTATAACATTTCTCCAACAGAAACACCATTTATGTCATCAGTTGGCAAAACAAAAGCTACTGGCGTTCTCCATGAATGGCAAACAGACTCATTAGCTAACGTTAATGGTTCTAACGCAGCAGTTGAAGGTGCAGCAGCATCTGACGCTACATTATCACCAACAACACGAGTTGGTAACCGTACACAAATCTCACAAAAAACTGTGAAGATTGCTGGTACTTTAGAAGCAGTAAACAAAGCTGGTCGTAAATCTGAAAAGGCTTACCAATTAGCTAAAGCTTCTGCTGAAATCAAACGTGACATGGAATACATCCTTTTAAGCAACCAATTAAATGCAGCTGGTAACGCAACAACAGCTCGTACACTTGGTGGTTTACAAGCATGGTTAAATACTAACTACGTTGGTGGTACTAACGGAACTGCTGGTTCTGGTGGTACAACTGCTCGTGTGTCTGGTACTGACGCAGCTTTCACAGAAACAATGTTGAAATCTGCTGTTAAGAAAGCATACACAGCTGGTGGTAACCCAACAGTATTAATGGTAACTCCAACACAAAAACAAGTAGTGTCTGGCTTTG